AAATGCATGGTGGTCATGTTAAGTTACAATCTTTTAAAGATGGTGTAGCTACAATATTTTTAAGTGGTGCTTGTAGTGGATGTGCAATGTCTACACAAACATTAAAGATGGGTATAGAGAATATGTTAAAGCATTATATACCTGAAGTTTTAGCAGTAGAAGGTATTGAAGACCCTAATTCTACAGTGAGTCCATATTATCAATGACACTAAAAGCCTTGACATTTCTAAGAATTTCTGCTATAATTAGTAAAATAGGAAACTATTTTTGGCATCTGCACGTAAAAGAAATACGTAAACAACAAATAAAATCAGGACTTAGAAGATGAACATCAATACACTCAGAGAAGAAATTGAGGCAGATGAGGGTGTAAAGTATGAACTGTATTATTGCTCAGAAAATCATTTGACCGGGGGTATAGGACATCTTATCACAGAGTGGGATGTAGATTACTATGGTAAACCTGTAGGATACTCTGTACCTGAACAACAAGTACAAGATTGGTTTTTAAATGATGTACAAGTTGCAATACAAGACTGTCAAACTATATTCAGTGCCTTTGATAAACTACCTGATGAAATACAACACGTACTAATAAATATGTCATTTCAACTTGGCAAACCTCGTTTATCTAAATTTAAGAAGATGATAGCTGCAGTAGAAGCAGAAGACTATCAAGAAATGGCAAATCAGATGGAAGACTCACGTTGGTACAAACAGACAACCAACAGAGCACAGCGTTTGATAGATAGAGTCGCAGCACAAGGAATATCACATTGAGCAGAGAACTAACAGAAAGACAACAGAAATTTTTAGAAGTTTTGTTTGAAGAAGCAGGTGGCGATGTTGTACAAGCAAAACTACTAGCAGGTTACTCTGAAAAAACATCTACAGCAAGTGTAGTGGCTTCTATGAAAGATGAAATCATGGATGCTACAACATTATACATGAGCAGAAATGCACCAAAGGCAGCAGTGGCTATGGTGAGTGGTGTTGATGACCCAACGCAGTTAGGCATCAGAGATAAGTTATCTGCATCAAAAGAACTGTTAGACAGAGTTGGTTTAATTAAAACTGAGAAAGTTCAAGTAGAGGCATCAGGTGGTGTTATGATACTACCACCAAAGAAGGACAATGGATAGAAGTTTAGGTAAGTGGAAGTTACCACAACCCACAGATTTAAAAGACGAAGACCAAAAAGAATGGATACAGATACCACGTATAGCACGAACTGTTCCGTTTGGTTATAAGATTAACGAAGATGATAGAGAATTACTTGACCCCATACCATATGAGTTAGAGGCACTAGAGTTAGCAAGGAGACACGTGAAACAATATTCACTAAGGCAAGTTGCTAATTGGCTTACAACAAAGACAGGCAGACAGATATCTCATATTGGTTTAAGGAAAAGATTATTACATGAACGACAACGTAAGAACAAGGCTAGAACTCTTAAACGATGGTCCGAGTATGCCACGAAAGCAATCGAGAAAGCGAAAGCCATCGAAGAAAGTAGAATCGGAGCAAAAGCCTAAGACAGTAGATGACGTAGAAGCTATACCTGTTGCAGAACAGAATGTAGTATTCCAACCAAATGAAGGACCTCAAACAGAGTTCCTTGCTTCACCTGAGAGAGAAGTCTTGTATGGTGGTAGTGCAGGTGGTGGTAAGTCATATGCTATGTTAGCAGACCCACTACGATACATGGGTCATCCACAGTTTAGTGGATTGTTGTTACGACACACGACAGAAGAACTAAGAGAACTTGTTTGGAAGTCAAGAGAATTGTATCCTTTGATATACAAAGGGATAAAATGGTCAGAAAGAAAGATGCAATGGGTAGCTCCTTCAGGTGCAAGACTGTGGATGTCCTACCTAGACCGAGATGATGACGTACTAAGGTATCAAGGTTTAGCTTTTAGTTGGATAGGCTTTGATGAATTAACACAATGGGCAACACCATTTGCTTGGAACTACATGAGGTCAAGACTACGTTCTACTGCTCCTGATTTACCTGTGTATATGAGGGCAACAACTAACCCCGGAGGTCCGGGTCACCAGTGGGTTAAGAAGATGTTTATTGACCCTGCACCTTATGGAAGAGCATTTGATGCCACAAATATTGAAACAGGAAAAGTTCTTAAATACCCTGATGGGCATAGTAAAGCAGGAGAAGCCTTATTCAAAAGACGATTCATCCCTGCTAGGTTATCTGATAACCCATACCTATCATCTCAAGGAGATTACGAAGCAATGCTTCTATCCCTCCCTGAACATCAAAAGAAGCAGTTGCTTGAGGGCGATTGGGATATTAAAGAAGGTGCTGCTTTCACTGAGTTTGATAGGAATACTCACGTTGTTGAGCCTTTTGCAATTCCAAGAAATTGGGTTAAGTTTAGGTCTTGCGACTATGGTTATGGTTCTTATAGTGCTGTGTTGTGGTTTGCTGTTTCTCCAGACGAGCAGATTATTATATATAGAGAGTTGTATGTTAGCAAAGTCCTTGCCACAGATTTGGCAGATATGATACTAGAGCTAGAAGCCGATGATGGAAATATTAAGTATGGGGTTTTGGATAGCTCTCTTTGGCATCGGAGAGGTGATACTGGTCCTTCTCTTGCTGAACAGATGATACAAAAAGGCTGTAGGTTTAGACCTTCCGATAGAAGTAAAGGCAGTCGAGTGGCAGGGAAAAACGAGATACATAGAAGATTGCAGGTCGATGAGTTTACGGAACAACCAAGAATGATATTTTTTAACACTTGCACCGAAACTATATCACAGTTACCTGCAATACCTTTAGATAAAAGAAATCCAGAAGACGTGGATACAAAAGCAGAAGACCATATCTATGATGCATTACGATATGGCATTATGTCAAGACCTAGATTTAGTATATTTGACTATGACCCTGTGGGCAGACCGACTAGTAGTATGCCTGTAGCAGACGCAACCTTTGGATATTAATATGGCAGAAGAAGAAATGATGTTAGAAGATGAAGCGATAGCTTTAGAAGATTCTGACAGAACAGAAGCAACAGATTATCAAGTTAGTAACATAGTAGATTATGTTATGGGTAAATTCAAAAAGTCTGAGGATTACCGATACGAAGATGAACTGAGATGGGTTAGAGCCTACAGAAACTACAGAGGTTTATATGGTCCTGATGTGCAATTTACTGAAGCAGAAAAGTCAAGAGTATTTATTAAGATAACTAAAACTAAAACTCTAGCTGCGTATGGTCAGATAGTAGACGTTCTATTTGCAGGGAATAAGTTTCCTATAAGTATAGAACCAACAGAGTTACCTGAAGGAGTATTGAAAGATGTTAGTTTCGACCCTAAAGAGCCTGAAGAAATACGTGATAGATTGGATGAGTTTTCATCGCCTTATGGTTTTATGGGAGATGGCAAGGATTTTCCGAAAGGTGCGACTGCGAAGAGTTTGCAGGATGGTCTTGGTCCTATCGAACAAGATTTGGAAGGCATTGAAAACCTTAAAGCAGAGGCAGGAAAAACACCGACAGCGATAACATTTAGTCCTGCGATGATTGCTGCAAAGTCTATGGAAAAACAAATCATGGACCAACTGCAAGAGTCAAACGCTAACAAACATTTAAGAAGCACAGCTTTTGAGATGGCATTGTTTGGCACAGGTGTTATGAAAGGACCTTTCGCTGTTGACAAAGAATATCCTAATTGGGATGACGAGGGAGTGTACAGTCCTGTATTTAAAACTGTTCCACAAGTGACAAATGTTTCTGTTTGGAACTTTTATCCTGACCCTGATTCCACAAACATAGACCAAGCACAGTTTGTTATTGAACGACACAAGATGTCAAGAACAGAGTTGCGTTCTCTCAAGAAGAGACCTTTCTTTCGTAAACAAGTTATTGAGGAAGTTATAGGTGATGGCGAGAACTATGTTAAGAAATATTGGGAAGATGATTTAACAGATTACAATCAAGAAAACTATGTAGAAAGATTTGAAGTTCTTGAGTATTGGGGTATGATAGATGTCGATATGTTAATCGACCAAGAGGTAGACATACCAAGAGAGCTAAAAGACTTTGAAGAATTACAAGCAAACATTTGGGTTTGTAATGGTAAGTTACTTAGAGTCGTGCTAAATCCATTCAAACCTGCGAAGATACCTTACATGGCTGCACCCTACGAGTTAAATCCATACTCTTTCTTTGGTGTGGGTCTAGCAGAAAACATGGATGATACACAGACATTGATGAATGGTTTTATGAGAATGGCTGTGGATAATGCAGTATTATCAGGAAACTTGTTGATAGAGGTAGATGAAACAAACCTAGTTCCCGGACAAGACCTATCTGTATATCCGGGTAAAGTATTTAGAAGACAGGGTGGAGCACCGGGTCAAGCTATATTTGGCACAAAGTTTCCAAACGTATCTAATGAAAACTTACAACTGTTTGATAAAGCAAGACAGTTAGCAGATGAAAGCACAGGTATGCCATCGTTTGCTCATGGTCAAACAGGTGTGACAGGTGTGGGTAGAACTGCATCCGGTATATCCATGCTGATGAACGCAGCAGCAGGGAGTATTAAAACTGTAATCAAAAACGTAGATGACTATTTACTCAAACCATTGGGTGAAGGATTATTTAGATTTAATATGCAGTTTAACTTTGACCCTGAAATAAAAGGTGACTTAGAAGTAAAAGCTAGAGGCACAGAAAGTCTAATGGCTAACGAAGTTAGGTCACAAAGATTGATGGGATTTTTACAAGTAGCTTCTAATCCTGCACTAGCACCTTTTGCTAAGTTTGATTATATAATTAGAGAGATAGCAAAGGCTATGGACTTAGACCCTGAAAAAGTTACTAATGATATGAGAGAAGCTGCTATACAAGCAGAGTTACTAAAAGAGTTTAGAGGACAACAACCCCAAGAACAACCACAGCAACAACCACCTGCAGGTGCTAATCCGTTAGACCCAACAGGAGCAGGGGGTGGAAACATAGGCACAGGACAAGTTCCTGTTCCGGGAGAGCAAGGTTTTACAGGAGAGAACCAAGGTGGACAAGCAGATACTGGGCAACCTCAAGCCGATGGTCAGCCATCAGCACCACTTCAATAAGTATTTAGATAATCTTATAAGTGGACAACATAAAGTATTAGAACAGGCTAATGACATGGCAACTGTTCATAGAGCACAAGGTAGTATTATAACTTTACAAAGACTAAAGTTGTTGCGAGAAGAGGTTACAGGTAAAGATAAATAATGGTTAGTTCACTTTTAAAAGCAGCTAGAAAGGCAGCCAAAGAAGCTAAAGACTTGCGAAAGCAAACTAAAGATGTCTTGACTAAACCAAAACAAACTCCTCAAGGCACAGGACAACAAGAGTTTACACAAACAAGAAAAGCATATAAATTATTTGTACAAAGAGATGATGGTGGACTGTATCCTTTATTTGTAGACGCAGATACAAGAATACCTGAGAATGTCTTTACAGAAGCTAACTTTCCTAAGGAAGCATTTACTGCACCTAATGGAAGATTATATGTTCCAAGTAAAGGTGCTAAAAGAGGAAAGGGCGAAAAGAAAAAAGGAACAGGGGTTCAGATAATTGTTCCTGATGAAAAAACTAGAAATATGTTAAAGGATGCAGGATATTCTGTATCTAAGCCAAAAGAAGGAGCAGAACACGGAACAGTTTTAGCAGTGGCAGCTAGACCGGGATATCACGCTAGTCAAAAGCCTGTAGCAACACACATAGGTCCTCAAGATATAAAAATTACTAGTGCAGAGGCAAAGAAGTTATTAAAGGCAGGAGTAACACCTGAGGCTATAAAAAAAAGAAAAGGACAACTGTATGTAAAGAGACGTGCTGAAGACCAAGTATTTGCAGAAGTAGAAATGGCAGATGATGTAAACTATGAACAGATATTAAAAGATGCAGGTAAGACAGATATAAATGATAGAGTACCTGTAGGTGGTAGTTACAGATATGTAGATGGACAGGCAGATAGTGACTTTTGGGTAGTCGGTGGTAACATGAAAGTAAACAGAGTATTATCACGAGATGAAGTTAAAACAATACAACAACAAGAGGGTGTTAAAGATTTACCATATAAAGAAGAAGTAGAGAGTATTCTTGGTAAAAAATTTGCTGAAGGTGGATTATTAGAGGGAGATAATATGCAACAGGGTATAGACGATTATGTCGTAGCTAAAACAGAATTTGAAACTATGGACATGAATGTAGGAGGTGCTCCTAAAAAGAACCTAGAAGCACAACAACTAGAAATGTTTGGTGACATAGGCATGGCAAAGTCTCCTGCTAAAAAAGACCCTGTGTCAGGAAATGAAATACCTAAAGCATCCACTGCTGAAGAAGTTAGAGATGACATACCTGCTAGATTAAGTGAGGGTGAGTTTGTATTACCTGCCGATGTTGTAAGATATCATGGCTTAGAAAAGTTGATGAATTTACGACAAGAAGCCAAACAAGGCATCAACACTATGGATAAGATGGGTCAGTTAGGCAACGCAGAAGAAGCAACAATGCCTGATGACTTACCTTTTGATGTAAACGATATAGAGATGCAAGAAGGTGGGTTTGTTAATCCAACAGGAACATATCAAGTTCCTAGTAATATAGCTACAACACCATCTTACTTTCAAAACTATGCACAAACAACTGCACCTTTTACACCTTTTGTTCCACCAAAACAAACAGCAATACCACCTATTGCACCTATAACACCACCTAAAACAACAGGACCTACGTTTCAAACTTTGATACCAAGTGAAGGACAAAGACCTGTTACAAAAGAATATAGAAACGCTGCAGGGCAAAAACTATTTATACCATTTATAAACAATAAACCTATATATCCTATACCTGAAGGCTATACAGAATACAAAGAGGAAGAAGCAGTAAAGCCTGAAACTGCACCTAAACCTCAAACAACTAGTGTAAGAACACAGGCTGATGGTGGAGATTCGGATGTGCTATCAGGAACATCGCAGGTTAGAGGTATTGATAATTCTATTGTAAGCACAGACTTTGCTAAACAGACAGCAGATAAAGTTGCAGAAAACTTAGGTAAAATGAGTGCATCAGATAGAGCAGTATCTGTTATGGATGCTGTTGATAAATCAAAAGGATACACAGGTTTAGCAAAAGGTTTGCAACAGGCAGGTAGAGGTTTTCTAACTGTAACAAACCCTCTTGCAACAGTAGCAACTATGGTTGCAGGTAAAACAGTTAACCCACTAGATATATATTCTAGTATTAGAGATACAGGAAAACCTGATATGGGAGCTAGAGATGCCATAACAGGTGCTTTTGGTTACAGTGCTACTTCTTTTGCAGACCCTTCTGGTAGGATAGATGACCCTATGGCTGATGCACGTTCAGAACAAAACGCTATTAATACTGCAATATTTGGTGGTATAATAACAGGAACAGAAAATGTTACTCGTGGTGGTATTCAAGGTATTACAGATAGAGATATACAAAACGCATTTGGTATAGCACCTGATAGAGATAAGATGGGATTTATTTCACGTGGAACAAATCCGGGTCAAATAAGTAGCACAGGAACTTACTACGATTCAGGTGGTGTTGGAACTGACCCTGATAAAGCTGAATATAGTAGTATATCTGATATGCTTGGATATTTAAGTAACGCTGCTAAAAATGGTTATGTTGGAACTAAAGGTAGAGCTAGAGAACAAGCTAAACAAGGCAATAAAGCTGCTATAGCCACTTTAAAAGCTGAAGCTATTAGAGAAAAGTCAATAAAAGATAAGGTTGCTGTAAGAGACCCTAGTGGTGGTATAGGAGAAGACAAAGGTCCGGGTTCACAAACTATAGGAATAGAATCAGATGTTCAAGGTATAGCTGACCAAACAGCAGTAGACACATCAGGTATTGATACTTCAGGTATAGGTCAAGGAGTAGGTGCTACTGGAGGTTTGTCAGAAAGTTATGGTTACACTGATGATGAACCTGATACAGAGGGTGTAGGAGAAGCAGGTCCTTCAGGTATGGGTGACCCATCAGACATGGGATATGGATTTAAACAAGGTGGACTTGCAAAAAGAAAAACAAAAGTTAAGAAGATGAAGCGAGGTGGGTTAGCTTCACGTTAATAACCCACAATAGTTGGCTACTTATCCCCCAACAATATTTGGCTACGATAACCCCAAGGAGAAGAAAATGGCAGAAGAAGCTAAGACAGAAGAAATGGTGGTAGATGCCACACCAAAGAAAAAGGCATTTATGAACAAGCGTTCTACTCACGAAGAAAGAATAAAAAAAGATGAGGAAGAGCTTGAGCAGTTAAAGAAACAAGCATTAGGTGAAACTGAAGAACCTGTTACAGAAGAGAAAGCAGAGAGTGAGGAAGAACCGAAGAACGCTGAAGAAAAAACTTTTAAGAAGCGTTATGGAGATTTACGAAGACACTCCCAAGAAAAAGAAAAACAGTTTCAAAAACAGTTAGATGATTTAAAGTCTCAACTAGAAAAAGCTACAAAGCAAGAGATAAAACTACCAAAGTCAGAGGAAGAGTTAGAGACTTGGGCAAAAGATTATCCTGATGTAGCTCAGATAATAGAGACCATAGCTATTAAAAAGGCAAAAGAACAATCTTCTGCACTAGAAGAAAGAATTAAAAAGATAGATGAAATGTCTGCAGAGGCACAGAAAGATAAAGCCGAAGCAGAGTTAATGAAACTTCATCCTGATTTTGCAGAGATTAGAAATAGTGATGACTTCCATGAGTGGGCAGATGAGCAACCTAAGTGGGTACAAGATGCTCTTTATGAGAACGACAATGATGCGAGGTCTGCTGCTAGAGCAATAGACTTGTACAAAGTTGACAGAAACATCACTAAGTCTAAAAAGAATGGTGTAGATAAAAGTGTTGCTAGGGCAGTAGAGACCAAAGGTGAGAAAACTACACCAAGCACTAGCAATGATTCTACAAAGATACTAGAGTCTGACGTACAGAAAATGTCTGCTGAACAATACGAAAAGAATGCAGACACAATCATGGAAGCTATACGTTCAGGTAACTTTATATATGATTTATCTGGTTCAGCTAGATAAAGTAGTTGACAAACAGTTATTTATAAGTATAACTAATATCAACTAAAAGTGTGACCTCTCCACGTGGACAACTCACATACAATCAAACTTGGAAGCCTACCTAATAGTATGAGCCTACATTTAACTAGCTATTAAATGTACACCTCAGATACAATTAGCCGATGACGAGTAAATATAGCACATTCGTGCATTTGTTTTATTTTCAAAA